ACAAAAAATGTAAAATTTAAAAATATATGTTCTAAAATGCCAAAAGCCCCAAGTTATGATGCCGGGGAATGGAATATTATGTTCTATAATTCAAATAATAAAAATATATCAGGGGTTATAGATAATTGTGATATTATAGGGGGCAACCCTGCTGTACATAGTTTTAAGTCTACATCAGTCAGGGTATTAAACAGTACAATTACCAAAGCCTGTTATGATAGTTATTATGGGGAATTTGTGGACACAGTAATATTTAAAAATTGTATTATAAAAGATATGGATTGGGATGCAAATGATCTATCCCAGGATTTAATCCATATTAAACATGCTAAAGAAATAATCATAGACAATTGTATTTTAGACCATAATTTTCCGGGAAAATATTGTATCATAGCCCATCAGGACAATGCAGGGTTTGATAATACTAAATTAACAGTAACTAACACTAAATTTATAGCATCTGATGAAACAGAGGCATGTGTAAAAGCTTCAGTACCATATAATAGTTTCACCAATTGTATATTTAATGGTGGTAAACGCAGTATGCAGGATGTTTGGAATAATTTAATGGTTAATAATTGTCTATTTATATCGAATAATTTAAATATGATACAAGGTATCCCCTGGTGTGATTATCCGGTTATTAAAAATTCTACATTCGTTGGGCTTAATAATCCTTATTTGGGGCAAATAAATCCTGTAAATACAATATTCTGGAATTGTAATGGTGGTGGGGCTAATTGGAAGAATAGTGCAACTGATCCAAAATTCGACACTAATTATACCGCTACTGGACAATTAACCAGTGTTGGATATATTGGTAATTGGGTTATTACTCCTCCGGTGGAACCACCGGTAGAATTACCTACGGATAATATTGCTCAATTATTAAAACAAATTGAAGATTTGCAAATAAAATTAGGACAAATCACTTCTCAGTATGATTCTTTGAAAGTTGAATGGGATAATGTTCAATTAATTATAAATATTGTTAAATCAAATAAAAAAGTAACAGAACAAAAAGTTTTATTGCAGGAATGTTATAATGTTTTTTTAAAATCTACGATTAATAGCAGTCTTAAATTAGAAATACGTACAAAAATTTTACCTTTTATACAATAATTTTTTAATTATGGCAACACTTATAAATGGAGCAGATTTTTTAGATGAAATAACTATTACCGATGAAAATGATGCTTTAGTAGATATAACAAATTTACCAGGATTTCGGGTAGTTTATTATACAAAATCAGAAGGAACTGTGGTTAAATTTTCTAAAGATGGGGAAAGTGGTTATTTACCATTTATTATTGTAGATGCTTATCATTACAAAGCTTATATTGAAACATTGGATTTTGAGGATGGTGTATTAAAAAGTGATGTTTATATTGCTGTAACTAATACGGATTTAGCAAAAGGTAAATTTGTTAATTTAGGGACAAAGGTTTTTGATATAAATATTATAACAAGACCTATAACACAATTGATATGAGTTGGACAATTACACATAGTGTAAGTTCTGCATATAGTGGAGATGCGCAGTTAGTAGATGGGTTAACAATAACACACAATATAAATCCGGTTACGGAAGTAGAATCAGTTAATCAAATTCAATCTGATTGGAACCAATCTGATGATGAAGAAGTTGATTATATTAAAAATAAACCTGCAACTTTTGAAGTATTTTCTTTTGCTGCATCTGATGAAAGTACAGACTTATCAGTTGGCACAGCAAAAATAACAGGACATTGGCCATATAATTTTGTCATGACTTCTATGTTTATTGGGGTCTCTACTGCTCCAACAGGAAGTACATTAATTGTAGATTTTAATGATAAAGATGGGAATTCTATTTTTAGTGTAAATCCTACAATTGATGAAGGAGAGTTTACAAGTTTAACTGCTGATACACCTCCTGTAATAAGCACAACAACGTTTGTTAAAGGAGATAAATGGACAATTGATGTTGATCAAAAAGGATTAACAATAGCGGGGAAAGGACTTAAATTTTATATAATTGGAACTAAATCTTAAATATAAATAAAATGATACGATTCTTATTATTAGACAAATTGACAAAAAATGTAATCGACCCAAATGTTGATTATGGAACTGAAGAAAATGCAGCAATATGGCTTACGAGTGTATTGCAGAGTATCGATCCATCAATTGAACTTGTATGTGAATATATTCCGTTTACCTATCCGGCTGTGGATGCGCGAATAGTAAATGTACAAGTTACGCAGGAATACTTTGATGAATTTCATCCTGTTTTTACTCAGGTAAAACAATGGAGAATTACTTATACAACTTCTTTAAAGTCACAAGAAGATATAATAACCGTTATAGAAGATATAGAAGATCAATCAAATAATTCATTATTGCCTCTACAAAAACAGGTTAAATATATAGGATTAGCCTTAGACTCTCTCTATAAATTGCTTGTCGATGGGACAGCCTTGAAAGCTAAAGAACAGAAAATTGTTGATAAATTTCGGAAACAGATGAATAAAATGTGGAAGAATGATGATAAAAATAAAGAAAAAATAGATCAACTAATTGCAGGAACTACTCCTAATTTAGATGATGGATGGGAATTAAATGCTTTTAATACTGAGGAGGAATAAATATGTTAATATCTTTAATTGTTGCAAGAATTTCGACAGGGCAAATTTTGAACAGAAATTATCAAATAGATGATAATAATTTGCCAGTACAAGGAATGGAACCTGACCTTATTGCTTTGGTTCCTTATATACCATATCCTATACCTGATTATGATAGCAGATATTACACGTTGATTATAAACGAACCTGATGCAGCGACAATTCAGGCTAATCAATTTCCGTCACATCCTATTTATACAAATATGCCTCAATTTTTGATTACATATGATACTGAAAGGCGGGCTAATGATGAAATATTTATTAGTGTCGATAATGCAATGAAAAATGCTAATATTTCTGTAATGCCTCCTGAGCAACAATTAGAATGTATTTCTTTAAGTCAGGCTGCTTTAATAAAACGTGTTGAGGGGATGACTATTACTCCGGCAGAACAGGAATCAATAAATAACCTGATAGAAAAATGTGTTAAATTGAGGCATAATTTTGATTATGCTGTACAATTGAAATTATTAATTGAACAAGGTGGCACACCAGATATTGACACGGGATGGCAGAGAGAAGAATAAAACCGATATTAAATTTACACGATAACTATGTAAAAATGAATCTTATAAACCCATATATTTTAGGAGGATTACCGGGGGATGGCCTTATCGGTCATTGGAAATTCGATAATAACACTAATGATGAATTAGGGTTACATAATCTCGTATCGGCGAATATAAGTTATGAACAGGATAGAAAAGGTTTTGCTAATGGGGCTGTCAGATGTACAGATAATAATTCATTATTAGACGTTGGCTCAAACTGGGATGTGGGTACACAATTAACGCTGAGTTATTGGATAAATTTTAGTGCCAGCAATGCGCCAATGCTGTTTTATGCGTTAGCAGATACGGACTATCATACGTTGCAATATTTTAATGCAGGATGGGTATATACCAGAAGCGGAGCAACCCCATTTGCATTTAGGACATTTTCATTAAATATAAATAGATGGTATTACCTAACATTTGTGAGAAATGGAACAACTGTAAATGAATATGTCGATGGAGTATTAATATTGACAGGGACAAATAGTATTAGTGCTAATTCCAGTAAAATAAAGTATTTTAATAAACGAGTTCCCAATGAGACAGAACTTTATTTTTTAAATGGCAGGTTAGATGATGTGCGTATTTATAATCGTGTATTAACAGAGCCGGAAATATTACAATTATATAACGAATGATAGCTTTATTAACAATATTATTCGCAATCTTCTTAAGCATCAATCACGTGCTTAAAGCTGACGAATTTGACGGGACCAAGTTAAAAAAATTCAAAGGTTCAAAGTTTTGGGATATTCGGGTGGCCGAAAAAAAGTATCACGATATGCACCTATTTAAATACCTGTTAGTTATTTGCTTTGCCGATGCCTATCATCTTTCAAATACTTTAGCAATTGCAACACCTATTGGAGCTATAATTTACGCTTCATTTTATCCCGGATTTATTATAGATTCTTATTTACCCTGGTGGGGTGCATTTATAGCATTGTGGGTATTTTTCTTTATTGCTTTCGAAGCAACAAGATTTTTTATAAAAATAGATTATAAATTTCAGTAAATACTATGAAACGAAACGATAACAAGGTTCCAAAATATTCAGCAGCAGACATACAAGCTCTTGCATCAGCTTTAACGGAAAGGGCAATGCTTGCCGCAAGGTTGGGCACACAATCTTTTGGTGGTTCAAGAAATATCAGACAAGCTTTAGGATATTTGGATACAATTACCTATGAAGATTATAAAGCCCGGTATATTCGTCAGGAACTTGCTAAAGCTGTTATAGATCGTCCGGTAAATGCTACATGGCAGGGTGTTTTGGAACTTGAAGAATCCACTACTAAAGAAGATACGGAACTCGAAAAAAAGTGGAAGTTTTTAAGTGATAAGCATAAATTAAAATCGAAATTTTCCCGTTTGGATAAACTGGCAGGGCTTGGGCAATATGCTGTATTGTTGTTTGGTTTTAGTGATACAAAAAGATTAGAGGATTTTGTAAACCCTGTAACCAGTAAAAAACTGGAATTAAAATTTGTACGCCCCATAGGGGAAGATTGTGCAGTAATACAAACATTTGTTACAGATACAAAGGATGAGCGTTATGGTTTACCCCTTATTTATGAAATAACTTTTAAAGATATTCAGAGTGGTGTAACAAATACTGCAAGGGTACATTATTCCCGGATAATGCATATTGTATCGGAACCATTAGAATCTGAAATTTATGGCACTCCCGGATTGGAAGTTATTTTTGATCGGTTAATGGATGTTGAGAAAATCGCCGGTGGTGATGCAGAAATGTTTTGGCGTGGGGCGAGACCTGGTTATACAGGAGAATTGGATAAGGATTATATGCTTACCCAACAAATGAAAGATGATTTACAAAAACAATTTGATGAATTTGAACATAATTTACGTAGATTTTTGACACCTGAAGGAGTTACTTTAAAAGCTTTGGCTCCACAGATAGAAGACCCTGCTAATCATCTTGACATTCAGATTCAATTGATTTCCGCAGCAAAAGGCATCCCAAAACGGATATTAACTGGTAGTGAACGTGGACAATTGGCTTCCGAACAGGATACTAATGAATGGAAAGCCATAATTCAAATACGTAGGGAGGAATATGCTGAACAAACAATTGTACGACCATTTATTGATAAATTGATGGAAGTAGGAGCTTTGCCGAAACCTACTACCGGAGAATATAATGTGAAGTGGGCAGATATATTTGCCATATCGGAAGGGGAACGGGTAAAAGTAGGTAAGGATCGGGCAGAAGCTATTAAAGCATATCTGAATAATCCTATCGCAGAATCCATTATTCCACCAGTGGCATTTATGGAATTTTTCTTAGGGTTAACACCAAATCAAATTGATCTGATACGGGAGATGACTAAAGATGAAATTGTACAAGAACAAACTTCTTTAAATCAAAATCCTGAATTGGATGATGGGCAAACAGTACAATTACCAGTATCAGGGCAAGTATCACAAACTAAAATTAAAAGGAATGTCAGAGCTTAAAAAATCGGATATTGAAATAATGTTGGAGGGAATGGGAATTCCTACTAAAAATCTTACCCAGGTTTTAATATCACTTGTACCGGGGGAAATTATACAATTACAGGCAACTTATATTCTTGGTAAGGATCAGTTTGACAGGTTGCAGGAAGAAATGAATAATTATATGGTAATACCTAAAAAACAACAAAAGGGATGATCAATACCACTATATTGGAAGTTTTAAATTATGACCCGACACGTACTACAACGCTTCGGAATGTGTTTGTTAAAGCATTGAATAAACGTTTTAATGAACTTATAAGTATAGTTAAAAAAGCCATTGTAGATAAAGATGTGTTTGGATTAAAAATACAAATCAATCAAATGCAGGAACCATTTGAAAACGCTTTTAATTTTCCGTTAAGCCAGGATAAGATTGTTGCTTTTATGCAGTGGCTTGATGAACAGGTGAAAGCAGGAATATTGGAAGTAGGGACTTATAATCAATTGGGGTCAGCTATTAATTCAGCTTGGACAAATTTATACATTTTGGATTCATATAAACGAGGGATAATCCGGGCAAGGTATGAGCTTATAAATGCAGGGGCAAATGTTCCATCATTAGAAGATAGTGGGGGAATTGATACTGTATTAAATTCAGCAATTCATTTGGATAGGTTAGGAATACTTTATACAAGGGTATTTTCTGAATTAAAAGGTATTACGGATGCAATGGATCAAACTATTTCCAGAATATTGGCACAAGGTATTGCTGACGGGGATGGTGCTGTCTTACTTGCTCGGAAACTTGTAGCAGCTATTAATGGGGAAGGATTAGGGGATTTAGGATTAACAGATTCATTAGGAAGATACATTTCTCCAATGCGGAGGGCAGAAATGCTTGCTCGTACTGAAATAATCCGGGCGCACCATTGGGCTACGATACAGGAGTATAGGAATTGGGGAATTGCCGGAGTTAAAATTTTAGTAGAAGCAGTAACGGCGGGGGATTTAAGGGTATGTTCTCGTTGCGATGCTTTGGCAAAAGGAAGTCCTTATACACTTGATCAAATACAGAATGTAATACCCTTGCATCCTCAATGCCGATGTGTTGCATTACCTTATATATCAAATACTTAACTAAAAAGAAAGGAATAAAATTATGCCAGTAGAACCCCCTGCACCAAAACCTCCAACGGGAGATAAGAGTGTTAAACCAAAAGGAAAAGGGACTAAAAAGAAGTAATGAAAAGGAGAGTAGATTTGTTTGAAATTTTCATAGTGTTAGGTTGTTTGGGTTTTACCGTAACGATAAGCCTTTATCATCTTTCATCCGAAGGATATTTAGGCTTATCTGAACGGTTTTGGAATATGGAATGGTCTTTTTCAGAGAATGGGTTATTATTATTTTTAACATGGATTAGTTCAATTTTAACATATGGTGTTGTAAGAAATATTTTTCGGTATATTTTAATGCCTTATTTTATTTTGAAATTGATTTATCAGTTTAGTTGTTATTCGGGTATATATTTATTTTCTTTACAAATTTGGGAAATTGTGTGGAGTTTTGCTTTAGTGTTATTAATTTTATTTGGTATTGTTTTTACAATAATGGTGAGGAGATAATGATAATTAAAAACAATGATTTTATGAATAAATATTTTTGGCAGCCTATTTTGGCATGGTTCGGGGGAGTTGCAATCTGTATTATAATTACTTCAATTGTATTTAAAATAGGTTGGCAAAATCCACAAGAGATATTGATATGGGGGTATGCTATAATTTCTTCTGCAAGTATATTTGCATGGGGGGCATTTTCTCAAAGGAGGAAAGAAGAAAAAAAGGAACTGGATGAGCGATTTCATGGTAAAGCTGATAGTACAGAAATAGAATCTTTAAAATGTCAAATGGGGATGTTACAAGATACACTTAAATTAATACATGATACTCAGGAGGAAACTTTTGCTACAGTAAATAATATATGGTCAAAATTAGTGGATAATCATAAAAATAAGGAGGATTAAAAATGCCATTTTCTCTTGGTGATGTAGAAAAACACAATAAAGGATTAAGTCCTGCAAAAAAAGCCCAATGGATTGCTGTGGCAAATTCTGTTTTGGCTAAATGTATTAAAGAAGGAGGTACAGATGCTTCTTGTGCCCCCTCAGCAATTAGACAAGCAAATGGTGTTGTTGCTAATTTTGGTAATTCTCTTGTTTCTGTTAATTTATTGCAATCAGGAGAATATGAAGTAAGAACAGTAGAAAGACAAGGTGTTAAATATTTAGTTGTTCCAGTAACAATGATGGTAGAAGGAGTGCATCATGGAAGTAGAGGACCACTCCTTCATACTATTGAAGATTTAGGACATTTTCCAGCAGCATGGAATGGGATTCCTCTTATGATAGATCATCCAAAGAGAGATGGGGTAAATATAAGTGCTAATGATCCAGAAGTGCTTGCTAAATCAGTTGGACAAGTATTTAATACACATATTGAAGAAAATAAATTAAAGGCTGAAGCTTGGTTTAATGAGAACAGCTTGCGAAATATATCCCCTGAAACACTATATGATATTTTAGAGCATAGATTGCTTGAAGTATCAGTAGGAGTTTTCTCGGATGAAGAAACTGTCCCAGGAAACTGGAATGGTGAAGAATATACTGCAATTGCCAGAAATCACAGACCTGATCATCTTGCCATCCTGCCCGGCGGTACAGGTGCTTGTTCTGTGGAAGACGGATGTGGTATACGTAATAATAGTAAAGAAGGAGGTAAAATGGATAACAATGCAGTTGAAATGGCAATGGAATCCAAACGGAAGGAAATGGGAATGAGTATAGTTGATTTTTATGCTGTGCCACGTGACCCTCCGGGTGAAAGTAAATTGCCCATTTATGATGCTTCTCATGTTCGTAATGCTTTAGCAAGATTCAGTCAAACGCAGGGATTGAGTGCTGATGAAAAAACTACAGCAATGCGAAAAATACGGACTGCTGCACGAAAATTTGGCATCAATGCTGCTTCAATGGCAAATAGTTTAAGTGATGATGCTTTTGATGCTTTAAAATCAGCAAAGGAAGTCGGGTTGTATTTTGGTAATCTGACGGAAAATACAGATCAGGGATATCTTGATTTGGTAAATGCTGCAAGGCAAAAAGTTGATGCTATGGATACAAATGATTCTGTACATTATTTACAGGATGTATTCGATAGTTATATCGTGTATGAAGTTCGTCAAAGAATTGGGGGTTCTCGTATGTTTAAGCAGAATTACCAGTTAAACAATGGAAATTTTGAACTTACCGGAAATCCTGTGGAAGTTCGAAAAAGTGTAGAGTATACACAAGTTAACAGGATAAAACGTAATAATTTTAATAAAAAGGAGGAACCAATGGAAAACAATGGTAAATGTACTCCCTGTATTGAAAAGAAAGTGAATGCTCTTATTGCAAATGAAGCAACAACTTTTACCGAAGATGACAGGGAATGGTTGTCTACTTTGGAAGAAAAACAATTGGATAAAATGACTCCTAAAAAAGTCGAATCAATTGTTGATAATTTGAAGAAAGATGAGCCTATTAAACTTACATCAGAACAGGTGTTAAATGCTATGTCTGATGAAGATAAGGCAGCATTAGCTTATGGCAAAAAACAACTTGCCGAAAGACGTACTACCATGATTAAAGGTATAATTGACAATACTGCAAAAGATGTATGGTCGGAAAAAGAACTTCAGGCTATGAATGAAGAAACTCTGCAAAAGATATTCAATTCTGTAAAGAAGGAAGAATCTGCTGTGGATTATTCATTAAATGGGGGAAGTCTTCCAATTGTTAATGCGTCTAAAGAAGAAATTCCGGGATTCTATAGTATGGAATCGTTGGAAGAAGAATTATATGGAAAGGGAGGAGGTAAATAATGGCTACTAATTCAATTATTGTTAAAAGCTATGGTAATGTCTTTTTAGAAAAGACTGCTGGTGAAGAAGTATATCCTGGTATGCTTGTAGAGATCAATTCGAGTGATCAGGTTGTTAAACATGCAACTGAAAGTGGTAATATTTTCCCTATGATTGTGTATGAAGATGCTTTACAAGGAAAATCTGTAGCAGAATCTTATGCTAAAGGTGATAAAGTAAAAATTTGGATTCCTCAACGTGGGGACGTTGCTCAAATATTATTGGAGGATGGACAAACAGTAGTAGTAGGGAATTTCGTAGAAAGTAATGGTTTAGGAATGATTCAGGTGCATACAGTTGAATCATGGAACTCTGCTGATGCACAGGCTGCAAATACTGTGTACTCTAATCCTATCGTTGGACAAGTTGATGAAGCACAGGATTTATCCGAAATATCCAGTGATGAATCTTCATTAACGGGGAATTCCCAACTTATCAGAATTCGTATATTATAATAAAAAAGGAGGGAAAAATGGAAAATAAAGTGCAAGTTGATTTGATGGGTAGAGGACAGTATCAAGGTAATTTTGCAAATCAATTAGTTGCAAATAATGCTGATGTTGGCTCTTTAAAACCTTTTATATATAATGGGCGTACTTATGTTCAGGTATATAAAGGGGGGGATAAGAAAGACCCTAAAAATTATATGACAGTTCCTTTACAGGTTAATACTGGAACACTTCAGAGGGATGAATGGAAACAACTTGATGCGGAAGTGATGTCAACAGCCCGTTCAATACTCAATGGTGTAGCTGATTTGGAAAGTAACGGACTTGTTTTTAATTTAGGAAATCCTATGGGAACAACTGTGTTGGAAACCAGGGATCGTAAAGATTTTGGTGAAGCACAGATGGATATGGATGGTATTTATCGTGGGAATAATGATAGGCCGGTTTATGGGTACAATTATTTACCGATACCGATCATCCATTGTGATTTTGAAATTAACGCTCGTGAATTGGCTGCATCAAGGAGAAACGGTAGTAATTTGGATACAACTGATGCTGAAATGGCAGCTTTCAATGTAGCTACTAAAATGGAATCTTTGTTATTTACAAATGTCACTTATGAATTTGGTCAAAAAGATGATCGTGGTAGGAATTCGATTTATTCTTATTTAAATCATCCTGATCGTATAAAATATACTCTTGGGACATCTTGGACATCATTGGATTTTGATTCTCAAACATCTACTGGTGGACAGGTAATAGTGGATAAGGTAAATAAAATGGTACAGGCTTTAATAAATTTACATCTTATGGGGCCTTATACCATGTATATACCTACAACCTATAATGAAGTTATGAATAATGACTTTAACGGGTATAAATCTATTACGATTAGGGAGAGACTATTGAAAATAAATGGTTTGACGAATATTAAAGTAATCGATACTCTTCCAGCAGATAATGTTTTAATTGTACAAATGAATAAACGTACTGTACGCCTTGTAAAAGGTATACCTATTCAAACTGTACAATGGAAGGAAGAAGGGAATTTTGTTACAAAGTATAAAGTATTTTCGATAAATGTTCCACAAATTCGTTCGGATTTGAACGGTTCTTGTGGTGTATTACATGCGTCGTAAAAACAATTTAAATCACTAATCATGTGATTTAATTAACTTAAAATTATAATTATGAAAAGAGCAGATAATAAAAATCAAACAATTGAAGTAACTGAAAAAAAGATTTGGTGGAAAAATAACGGGGGGTCGTTTTATGCCGTTATAGATGGGAGAAATAAAATAATTAAACCCGGAGAAAGATTTCAGGCTTATGAAAGGGAAGTTCCAAAAGCATTCAGGGATACAATCCATTCCACTGAACCACTTCCTGCAAAAGAGCCGGTAATAGTTACCGAAGCTACATTTAAGATTGTTCCATGTGAAACAGATAGTGCTTTATTTGATGTGGTAAATACTAAAACTGAAAAAGTTATTAATGGACATCCTTTAGAAGCCGATGATGCTGAAAATCTCGCAAAAAATTTAAATCAAAAGTAGCTTATGGTTTGGCAGGTTCCGAAGATTTGGGAAGGTGAAGATGTTTGGATTTTAGGTGGAGGACCATCAGTGACAAAACAATTTGAAATACCAGAAAATGTAGTACAGGATGTTGTAGCAGGTCGATCCTCCCCAAGTGCTTATTCACCATTTATGGAAAGTATACATAATAAACATGTGATTGGAATTAATGTATCATACTTGATTGGAAATTGGATTGACATGGTGTTTTTTGGGGATATTGGGTTTCTACTTGCCCAAATGCAATATATTTCACAATTTCCGGGATTGAAAGTGTCCTGCCATCCTACAACTGCACAATATAGTTGGGTTAAATTCCTTCCTCATGATAAACAACATAGATTAGGAATATCATCTAATCCAAAAGCGGTATGTTGGAATGGAAATTCCGGGGCAGCAGCAATAAGTGTTGCTGCTAATGCGGGTGCAAAAAGAATATTTTTACTTGGTTTTGATATGAAGCTTGATGATACCCAACACCAGCATTGGCATAATTTGTATAAACGACATGGTGTAAAAAGAAATAAACCAGGCGGACTTCCTTTTAAAAAACATTTACAGGGATTTCCACAGATATTAAAAGATGCACAGGCACGGGGAATTGAAATTATTAATGTAAGTCCTGATAGTGCCATAACAGAATTTCCAAGAGTAGTTTTAAAAGAAGCTTTATGAATGTTGAGATAACTATAGCGATGATATATGTGTTTGCTTTAACACAATCTCCTTATATAGATGAAGAAGGAAGATATTGTTTACCAACTATGAATATTTATCTAAATTAGTATGAATGTAATAAAAGTAATGGGTGGTTTAGGGAACCAATTATTTCAATATGCATTTGGGAAAGCTCAAATGCTTAATGGAATAGATGTAGCTTTTGATACTTCATTTTATCAGTATGAGATGAAATGGCCTCGGAAACTTGTGCTTGATAAATTCAATTTAGATTTTAAAGAGAGTGCATTTTTAAAGCAACCTACAATAAAAGATCATAAGCATGGTTTTGATATGAATCTTTAGAGATATGAAACCC